GTCAGATTTTAACTATGACAGTATTGATTTTCAGTTTCAACAAGGCACTGCTAACAATGCAGTATTACCAGCAGCAGAGATACAATCTACTGAAAAAACAGGAGGCGATATTGGACAGCTTGTTAGTTTTCCTGAAGGTGGTTCGGTTACAACTCGATCTGTACAAATTACTAACATTAATGTCGATAAAGTAAGAGTAAGAGTAAAATTTGACCAGTTTTTTAAAATAAGTGCTAGTTCTGGTGATAGAAAATCAACAAGTGTAAATGTAGAAATAAAAGTAAATCCTAGTAATGGATCTGAACAAACTATTATCACTGATACTGTTCAAGGTAAAAGTACATCATCTTATAGTCGTGATTATGGTATAAGACTATCTGATGTAACTGGTTATAACACAACAGCTATAGGACAATCAGGAGCATTTTTCCCAATAACAGTAACTTTAACTAGAACTAATGATGAAGGTAATAATAATACTTTTAATGCTATGCGTTTAAGTGGTGTTACAGAAATTATTGAAGATTCTAATAATTACCCAAATGTTGCATACACTTCACTACGTTTTAGTGCAGAAGAATTTCCATCACTGCCTTCGAGGGTTTTCCGTGTAAGAGGTAAAAAAGTAAAAATCCCACATAATGCAACAGTTGATCTTGCAACAGGTAGGATTACATATAGTGGTACGTTTAATGGAAGTTTTAAAACAGATAAAGAATGGACAAGCGATCCAGCTTGGATACTTTATGATCTTTTAATAGACAGCAGATATGGTTGTAATTTATCAGAGTCATCATT